CAGAGTACCAGAGATAGAACCTTTCTGGCATTCGTTGAGAACACGTCTCCAATCCGGTGCGTGTCGCATGATTATCTGCGCCACTGTATCGTTCTCGTACGCAACACCCTCAGTGTCTAATATTGTACGTAAACGACCCATAAACTGACCACACAGTTGCGCCATCGTTTGTTTGTTGAAGTTAAACTGATACTTCGAACAACGAGAGTGCAGGGGTTCAATGATGCGGTTCTCAAAGTTGCAGGTCATGATGAACCGACAGTTGTTCGAGAACTCTTCGATGAACCCACGCAGTGCTGGCTGTGTGGACTGTGGATTGAGATAGTCCGCCTCGTCTAGGATAACGACTTTGTAGTTACCCGATAGTGACACCGATGAAGCGAATTGTTTGATCTTCCCGCGTAGGGTATCAATGTTACCCTCTTCCGAACCGTTGATGACGATGTAGTCAAGATCTAACTCATTACAGATAGCCTTGGCGACAGTCGTCTTACCAGTACCCGCAGTACCAGTGAACATCATGTTTGGGATCTCACCCCCATCCACAATAGTCTGAAACGTGTTCTTTAGTTCGTCCGGCAGGATGGTCTCTGAAACCTTAGTTGGACGGTACTTCTCAACCCACAAAAACTCATTACTCATATACAGCCTCCATAATATAATGCGATAATTATACACGAGTACTGCACACTTGTAAAGTGTTTTCAGTGATTATTTATACCGATTGAGGTGGGATTTTCGATTGGAAAAATCGATAAACATAATCGGTTTAGACAATGGATGGCGCCCCTTGCGGGACGCCTACAACACCGGCAGTGATTACTTTTCGTCTGCGTATGAGTGGTTGACCTTCGCATGATGTGCTTCGTCTTGACGCACATACTTGATCATGTCAGACAACCTTGTATCTGGTAGAAGGTTGTAGTACTCAATCGCAATCTCAGGGGCAGGGATATTTTCAATACGACCTTCTTCTATCTCTACCAAGTACGCGTCATAACTGCGTACAGCCTCTTCCTCAAAGTAACCCACCATACGATGCGCAGTTCTTGGAAAGAGAATGTAGAGAACGAGGTAGTAGTGCCAGAAGATAAACTGCGCAACAATGATGATGAATCGTTCAAGGACGGAAGGGTGGACAACCTCCATGAAGAACATCAAGTGTTTGCGTTCGTTCTCTGCCTCTGCGAGTAACTCGTGTATCTTGTGTCCGTTACCACGTTGCAACCGACGCAAGCTCTTAAGGTGGGTCAACATCCCACCAATCATGCCTGGGACTCCCGCGACTGTTTCCAAAACAAGCGCACGGTGTCCGTAGCGTTTCTTAAAAAATGTATCCGCAAAGAAGCGAAAGAATGAGGTCATAGACCTCGCGAACCAATCTGATAGTTTATTTGTCATGTGAGTATGGAGCTCGGAGTCGGGTTCGAACCGACGGCCTTCTCATTACTAGTGAGATGCTCTACCAACTGAGCTATCCGAGCGTTGTTTTTTCCTTTCTACAATAGACCTTACTATGTATATGCGTGTGAATGCTACAAACGAGATTCCCACTGTTAAAATTGTGGACAATAGTAAAGGGTCTGTTATGCCCCACTTAACAACAGCTAACCATGTGTACAGGATATTTAGGGGATAGTTTATCACCGTCCCCAAGGCGACATGTACCGCCGTTTCTTTCGCTATTAACGGATCGTAAAACCTCATGAAATCTGATCAAGAACGTACTCTGGTCTTGAGTAGAAGTATGGGTCAGTCGGACAATCATCCATGAAGTTATCTTCAGGGAACCAATCCGTAATCATAAGGTCGTTTACAACCATCGCGTAACGCCAAGAGCGTTCACCAAAACCAAGGTTGTGTTTGTTCACCAACATACCTAGACTTCGCGCAAAGTCACCGTTACCGTCTGGTAGCATCTGCACATTCTCTACACCTTGGTGTTGACCCCACTGGTACATAGTGAATGCGTCATTCACAGATGTGCAGTAGATGTCATCAATCCCCGCCTTGAAGAAGTCTCCAAACAATCTTTCGTAGTTAGGGAGTTGCTGATTTGAACACGTCGGAGTGAAGGCGCCTGGGAGCCCAAACACTAACACACGACGACCCGCAAATAAATCAGCAGTGGTCTTGCGTGACCACACAAACGGGTTCTCTGAATCTAATGTGTCGTCACGTTCACGCATGTGAAATACGACATCCGTAAGGATAGTACCTTCCATTGTTACCTCAATAATAAAAAGGAGACGCGGGATAGCAACATAGTGTATCACTCACTTCGCAGGTAAAGAATATTGCCCGCGTCTCCGAAACTGATTAGTCTTCCGACTCTGACGCCTCTGTTGCGGCCTGTTGAGCAAGACGCTCATACAATGCAACCGCTTGGACTGCTTGGTCACGTAACTGACCGATGGTGGTGAGTTCCTCACCCTTGAAGGCACCACGTGCCACGATGGTGTCAATTACCGCGACACATGATCGTGAAACACGGTTTGACAAGTCATTAAGTTGTGCTTGTTCTGGTGACATCTTAAACTCCCGTAGATGATTTTTCTAAAGCAATAAAGTATTCGGTTTCAGATTGAATCGACTTGAGGTTAGAGATGAGTTTGTTACTCACCGAAACTTCGTAGTCTTCTCCAATCAACTTAAGGTTACCCACACCCATTACAAAGTTGAAGTCTGCCCCTTCTGGGTATGTACCATCAACAGTGATAGAGAATGAGTTGGACGTTGAGTCCGCACTGTCCACAACGGCAATCTCGATTGCACCGTTGCTTGGACGTATATTTATCTCATCGTGACCAAGGGCTGCCGCGGCACGTTTGATCTTAGAGAGAGTATCGTTAGTCAACAAGAACTGCACGTCAGTTGAAGGCATAACGATATCTTTCTTGGGTGCAGTCAACATCTCTGGATCAGAGTAGAAGTAACGCACAGAAGACAGACCACTACCATCACGGACAGAACAGTTGTTCTCGCCAAATTCGATAGATGGGTTGTCAACCAGATTCAGTACTGAGAGAAACTCAGCCAGATCATAGATACCAAAAGTCGTCGGGAAGTTTTCCTCGATGACGGCCTTTGCGACTAGGTTCTTTGCAATAGACATTGTCTTCAGGGTGTTGCCCTCAGACACAACGATGTTTGGGTTGATACTCGCAAAGTTTCGCAGAATATCGACCGTACGACTAGATAGTTCCATAGGTAATTCCTCGATTTAACATGGTGACCATTATACAATAACTCAACGAGTATGTCAAGTGATTTCCTTCATGCGACTGAAGTTCTTCTGCTTGTAGAACGACAACTTGCGTTCAAACTGAGCGTCTTCAAGTTCAGTCTTGTGTGAGATAACGAACACGTTCGTATCTTCCTTGAGAGTCTCGATAATCTTCATTAGGTTATCTACACCCTCTCCATCAAGAGACGAATCAAACGTCTCATCCAGTATCAACAGGTTAGTCGATACAGAGTTCTTCATCTTCGCAATCTGACGCCACGTGAACAGCAGTGACAGGTCGATGCGTTGTTTCTCACCCTCAGAGAATGAGTCATACGAGAATTTGTCACGGAAACGTGACCGGATAGTCTCATTGAATGCCTCATCCAACTCAAAGTGAACGAAGAAGTCTAGAATCTGCAAGTACTGATTAGTCAGTTGGTTAATGACTGGAACGTACTGCTTGATAATCTTGGTCTTGATACCAGTGTCGCGTAACAGCTCGCCCGCGATACGATTATAAGCAGCACGTTCGTTGAGAGTAAACTTCTCATCAGTCAACCCGTGCAGTTCATCGTCGAGATCGTTCAGGTCTTTATTCGCCTGACCCATATCCCCCGAACTGTCCGCCATCTCATCTAAGTCAGAGTGTAGGCGGTCAATAGACCGTTGCAGTCTAGTAATTGTTTGGTTATTGTTGTTGATGGTGTTCTGGTCAGCCATGCACTCAGACATGCGGACTTCCAGACCCTCAATCTCCGCAGTATATGCGGACAATTCTTCATCTGCCTTGTTCATTGCGTGTTTGAGTTCACGCGCACGTTCACTCGCGGCAGACTTCTTCTCATCACGCAACTCTTGTCCGATCTCTTGATCACACGTAGGACAGTGTTCATTCTCATCAAAGAACTTTGCCTCTTTGACTACCTGTTTAACTTGGGTCGAGAACTGCGCTTGATACTTCTCTAGTTGTTGTTTCAGACCGCGTACCTTCTCTAGGTTGGTAGTCAGTTCTGGTAACACAACATTAACAGTGGCGGAGAGAGCCGTGTTCGTCTCCTGAATCTCCGCAATCTCTTTTTGCAAGTCCGCAATCTCTTTCTCTTTCTCTTTGCGGTGTGCAGTATTGATGGCGGTCAGATCACGGATGTACTTCTTCTGTGCATTGATCTTTGTCTTGACCACCTCAATGGAATGGTTGTTGTTCTCAAGCTCCGTTTTGAGTTGAGAGGTTTTTTCCTTGAGGATAGTGTTCATCTTCGAGAAGATGTTGATATCCAACAAGTCTTCGATCACGTCCCGTCGAGAGGTTGAGTTGAGTTGCATGAACGGGATGAACGAAGAGGAGCCGAGAACAACAATTTGGTGGAAGCTCTTGTGGGACATCTGTAAGACGTTTTTCTCAAGAACTTCTTGGTACTCTTTCGCGTGTGAGTTCTGGTTGATCATCGTACCGCCTTTCCAGATCTCAAACTTTGTAGGTTTGATTCCACGGACGACGCGGTACTCCATACCGTTGACAGTGAACTCTACTTCACAACGGCAGTCTTTGTTGTTGATCGTGTTGACCAACTGTGCTTTGGTAATCTTACGGTGGGGTTTCCCGAACAGTGCAAAGGATAGTGCGTCCAACATGGTGGACTTACCCGCACCGTTGTCACCGACAATAAGGTTAGTCGGCTCTGATAGGAAATCGATTTCGTTAAAGTAGTTCCCCGTCGAAAGAAAATTCTTCCAACGGAGTTTCTGAAATTTAATCATGCAATCTCTACGCTCTGCGCCTCAACCATCAACTCTGACACGAAACCTTTGATACGATCTTTGTCTAGGTCTGTGTCTACCTCGTCAATATAATTATACACTAATGTTTGCGTGTCGTCAACATTTATATCGACTCCATCGACGTTCTCGCCACGGAACTCACGGAAGTCTTCGGCGATCTTCAGTTCGTGAATTTTCTGCGACTGAATACGTTCGATGTACCGTTCGAACTTTTTAACGTCAGAACGGTTGGTAACAATGACCTTGACGAACTTGTCATCCAGATAGGACAGATCCTCAAAGTAATTGATTTCGTCCTCATTATAGTATATCTTGTGGTAGATTGTCAAGGGGTTTTGCACAGGCAGTAACTCACCCGTCTCTGTGTCGTAGACGTGGAAGAACTTGGGATCGTGTGCGTCATTCCAGAAGAACTCCATTTGCGCACCCAAGTAGTGGATGTGGCGGTTGTGAGACTTCGTGTGGAAGTGGCCTGACAATACTAGGTCAAAGTGTTCGAGTGGTTTGGGATCCATACCCTCTTTACAGATAAGACCCTTGTCCATCTCAAATCCCGCCAACTCGAAGTGACCCGCACATACAGGTGACTTCGTCTTGGAAAGGAACTCAAGAACGTCTTTCTCATTTTCAGGGTTGATCCAAGGCACCACGGCAATGGTAGTGTTGCCGTACTTCATATCCGTTGGTTCTTCGATGATGTTCACTTCGTTCATGTAGTGACCCATCAACTCTTTCAACGAATTGAGATTGTTGGTGTTTTTAAAATATGTATCGTGATTCCCTGGCGTGATATCCATAGTGATACCATACTCACGCAACTTATCCAAAAAGATACGACGGTTGTGATTCAGCGCCTTGAGGTTGATTGTCTTACGGTTATCGTAGTAATCACCAAGGTGTAGAATCTGCGTAATGCCGTTCTCTTGTAGATATGGAAAAAATACATCTGTGTAAAATCTCTCCTGATACTCCATAAAGATATCAGAAGAGTTACGAATACCACAGTGGGTATCGTTCAGTATCGCAACTCTCATAGACTCTCAAGTAAAGCTTGACTAATATGCTTTACATTATACTAAAAAATGGGCGGTTTGTAAAGTATTTTATTCAAGGAAATCAGAAAGGTCTGAGTCAACATTGACTGCACGACGTTTCCGTTTTTTCTCTTCCTTGACATACTCCTTGAACTCTTCGTCCGCGGCCTTAACTGTATCAATACGAAACCTCAACGTATCAACCAGTGAACCCGCGTTATTGACTTGTCCATCCTCTTCGTCAAACATGAATTGACTAATGTCTGCCTCTGAGATGAACTTCAGTTTGATATCCTGCTGTTTCTTTTCCTTCTGGATACGACGCAGGAATGCGTACCAAGAAATCTGTGTGAAGTATGCGAACGCGTTTGGTTTACCCGAACGTGTCGCTGCTTCGATGTCGTAGTTCTCGATTGCCTTGAGGCAGTTCTCCACTGCGTCCATGACCATCTCTTCGCGGTATGTGTACCGAACAAAGTTTGCCTTGTGAGAGAGACCTTCCGCGATTCGCAAGAAACATTGTGCCACATAATCAGGCACAATCGGAATCATTCTGTCGTTTTCCTTCGCCTCTTGTACAGTAGTGCAGTATTTTACTACCGCTTCGGAGAACTCACGGTTATTGACGTAATGCGGTTTTTCTTTTGGTTTCATAGATACAACTCTCATTTAACAATACTGCGTATTATACACTATTTGATGCGAGGTGTCAATCCAACACCCGCCTTGTACGCAATACGTTGTCTCAGTTCACTGGACGCAAATCGATGCGACCTTTCATTAAAGTAAAATTCAATACCGCGTTTGCGGCCGATGTCCT